GCTTCTCTTTGTCGCCAACAGCCCAAACCAGCCTGAACCAGCGGTAACTGGCCATGACCAGCCAAGACTAGAAACGATGGTGCCTGATCATGCCGGCTCATTAGCTGGACTTGTGGGGGACATGGCTAAGAAGGTACTTGGGGTTACTTTGATGCCGTGGCAAATGCACGCTCTTGAAGGAATGCTTGCGGTTGACGCTGATAACAAGTTTGTGCATCGCTCGAGCCTTGTGTCGGTTGCGCGTCAGAACGGTAAGACCACAATTATCCAGGCGCTGATTCTGTTTTGGCTTGTGGAGATGCCCAAGATACGTGGCGGTAAGCAGACCGTGGTATCTGGCGCGCACAGACTTGACCTTGCTTGTTTGTTGTTTGATGATCTGTCGCCAATCCTTGAGGAGTATTACGGCGCAAAAATCGTCAAGTCTTACGGCCGTTATCAGGCCACCATGCCAGACGGCAGCAAGTGGTGGGTCAAAGCCTTAAAGCCAAACCAAGGCCACGGTATGAGCATTGACTTAGTGATCGTGGACGAGTTGTTTGACGTCAACCCCGACTCGGTTGAAGGCGGTCTGTTGCCGGCACAGCGCGCACGGAAAAATCCTCTTGCGTGTTTCTTCAGCACAGCTGGCACCGAGGAATCCGTGTTGTTCGCGCGCTGGAGAGAGGCGGGCATTCGAGCAATTGACAAGGGAACACCGTCAACGATGTACATGGCGGAATGGTCGCCTGACCCAAGCCTTGACCCTCTGCATCCTGCGTCATGGGCGTGGGGTAACCCTGCGCTTGGACACACGTTGGACATGGACACCATTAAGCAAGAGTCAACTAACCCTGATCGGGCATCGTTCTTGCGCGCATCCCTAAACCTTTGGGTGAGTGTTGTGCGCGGATGGATTGAGCCAGGGCGCTGGCCATCATTGGAATACCACGGTGAGATACCGAGTGGCGGAGTTGTGGCCATTGAGTCGTCGCTGGATGACTCCCGATATAGCGCGACCAGATGCGTCAACCTGTCAGACGGTCGAGTGCTTGTCACCGTCGCGTTTATTGCCGAATCAATAACAGAGCTGTGGGAGAACGTGCAAGAACTAGCCAAAGACCCGACGATCAGGTTTGCCTTGTCGCCTACCGTGGACGCAACGTGCCCACCGAACATTGAGCGCCGCCGAGTCGTTGTTGGTTATGCCGAACTAGGACGGTTTACACCGCTTGCCAAAAACATGATTGCCGAGGCACGACTACTTCACACAGGAGAAAAACTGTTAGCAGAACATGTCCAGCGCGCCGTTGCCGTTCGCACCGACAACACGATCGTGCTTTCGTCCAAGCGTTCGCCTGGGCCAATTGAGTTAGCCCGAACAATGGTTTGGGGAATTGGCATGTGTGCGCGACCAGTCCACTCAGGTAAACCCATGCTCGTGGCCGTTAACCACTAACATTCTCGTCGGCGACCGCACGCTCTAGCCTTTTGTCGGAATCGGATTAGTCACGTGCGGTTGCCACCTATATGGCAGAGTGGTATCTATGGCGATCTTTAACAAAACCAAAAAAGCAGCAATAAGCCCAGCGCCAAACAAGGCGGCTGCAGCTGGTGGCTTTGCACCTGGTTACTCGTCGTCAAATGTTGGCGTCAACATGATCGGTCAGTACTACACCTATCGCGAAGGCGAAGCACGCAACCAAGCAATCAGCGTGCCAACCATCAATCGCGCGCGCGATCTCATGGCCTCGGTCATTGGCTCAATGCCGTTGAAGATGTACTCCGAAATGTGGAACGGCGATGACATGGAAAAGATTTATCTTGCTCCACGTTCATGGATCCGCAGACCAGACCCGACTGTCTCGTTCCAATTCTTGATGTCGTGGACTCTTGATGACCTCATGATGTTTGGTCGCGCATTCTGGTACATCACCTCTCGCACCGCCGACGGCTATCCGGCATCGTTCACTCGACTTCCTGCAGGCTCCGTTACGACGACCGACATGGCTGGCCCTGTGTGGTTTGCCCCGTCGTCACAGGTGTACTTCCAAGGTGGAGAAATTGACCCGTACAACCTTGTGCAATTCTTGTCTCCAGCGCAAGGTTTGATTTATTCAGCACCAAACGCTATTGAGACCGCGCTTAAACTTGAAGCAGCTCGTAATCGCAACGCATCGTCGAGCATCCCTGCTGGCGTACTTAAGCAAACTGGTGGCGAGCCACTTAGCGCGCAAGAACTTGCTGATTTGGCGTCGGCATTTAATGCTGCACGCGCAACTAACCAGACTGCAGCGCTCAACGAATACCTGTCGTACACCGAGACCAACTCAACGCCTGACAAAATGTTGCTCATTGAAGCATCGCAATATCAGGCTTTGGAAATGTCGCGTCTTGCAAACGTGCCACCATATTTGGTCGGTGTCGCTACTGGTGCTTACTCATATCAGTCAAGCCAACAGGCTCGAGCAGACCTTTACTTATTCGGCGTGAAATTGTATGCCGACGCAATCGCTGGAGCGCTGTCAATGGACAATGTGCTACCACGCGGAACATACGTGGAGTTTGACGCGCATGAATATCTAGAAGAAAACTTCATGGCTGATGTCATGGACAGAACAGATGTAAACATAAATGAAAACACGCAAGAGGAGATCGCATCATGATCAAATTAATCTCAGGAGATTTTACGCTTGACGCCGCTAAAGGCGACGCGCCACGACGCACCATTTCGGGCACCGCAGTTCCCTACAACGTGCCGGCGACAGTTTCGGATGGAACCCAAGTGATCTTTCGCCCAGGTTCATTGCCAGTTGAGGGCAAAGCCCCACGTTTGTTTATGTACCACGACGCAAGCATGCCGGTAGGCGTTGTGACCGAGCGCGTGGACACCGAACAGGGCATGATGTTCAGCGCCAAAATCAGCGCCACGGCTCTTGGAAACGACGCTTTGGTCATGGCTTCCGACGGCACAATTGATCAAGTATCTGTTGGCGTAAACCCAACAAAGTTCTCATACGACGAAGCAGGCACAATGATCATTGAAGCCGCTCAATGGACAGAGTTGTCGCTCGTTCCAATTGGCGCTTTTGGTGACATGGCCAACATCGCGACCGTCGCTGCGAGTATCCACCAAGAGCCCGAAGAAGTAGTGTTAAATGAAGAAGTAGTCCCAGAACAGGAGATAGAACCCATGTCAGAAGTAACCGTTCCAGCAGTTGAGGCAACAATCCCAACCGCACCAATTTTTGCACAGGCCAAAAAAGAGTTCGTTCTGCCAACAGCAGGCGAGTTTATGGCCGCTTACCACATCGGTGGCGACACGTTCAAGAACATGAACGCTGCAGTTGCTGATTACACCGCATCAAAGCGCACCGCATTGCAGGCAGCTGCAGGTGACGTGCTTACGACTGACACACCTGGTCTTTTGCCAGTTCCAGTACTTGGACCATTGGTTCAAGACTTGAACTTCTTGCGTCCAGTAGTCGATGCTGTAGGCGCTCGCGCTTATCCTGACAATGGTCAGCAGAAAACTTTTATCCGTCCAACCATCACGACGCACACAAGCGTTGCATCGCAATCAGAACTTGGTTCAGCATCAGCAACAACCATGGTGATCGCATCCAACTCAATCAGCAAGACCACACTTGCTGGTCAAGTAACGCTGTCAGTTCAGGACATTGACTTCACATCGCCTGCAGCAATGCAATTGATCTTGAATGACCTCATGGGCGAATACATGATCGCTTCTGACAACTTGGCTGCAGACAACTTGCTCACCGCAGCAAGCGCATCTGGCGTTTGGGACGGCACCGTTGCTGACTTGCTGAAGTCTGTTTATGACTCGGCAGTTGACATTTCATCAAACCGAAACTGGACACCTACCCACATGTTCGTAAGCCCAGACGTATGGGGTCAACTTGGACAGCTCGCCGACACAACTGGCCGTCCAGTATTCCCATTCATCGGCGCTGGCCTCACCGGTCAGAACGCACTTGGTGGCGGTCAGGCATCTTCATGGAACGGCAACCCACTTGGCTTGCAGTTGGTAGTTGACAGCAACTTCGCTGCCAAGACCATGATCATTACCCGCGTTGGTCAAGGTGCAGGCGATGCTTACGAGTTCTACGAATCAATCCGTGGCCTCATGAGCGTTGAACAGCCGTCAGTCTTGGGACGCAACATGTCATTCCATGGTTACGTGTCAACCTTTGCTGCAATCGGCGGAATGATTCGCAAGATCACCCAGGCCTAGTCGAGAGCGGAGCAACCGCTCATGGCTACATACACAGTTACTAACAAGTACCTGATTGACAACTTTGCCGTACTGCAACTTCTGACCCCATCGGAGATTGCAGTCGGCAGTTCAATCGTTGTTGCTGGTGTTGACGCAACCTTTAACGGCTCGTATGTCGTAAGGGCGCTTCCGCAGTATTTGTTTGTTGGCATAGATACACAGGGCGATCTGCTCTACGACTATCAGGTGCCGATTGCTGATCAGGTGCTTTACGCCAAGACCGCTGACGATGTTGAACGTGTTGCAGCTTCTGGAACTGTTACCTATGAGCCTGTTTGCACATGGGTAACCGCCGCGCAGGTCATGACCTATTTGGGCATCACGATCACGAACCCATCGGATGACTACACGTTGCTTACGCAATCGGTGTCGGCTGGCAACCAGTTCTGTTATCGCAGGCGTCAGGAATCAGGCTATATTGACTCTCTAACGACCTCACCTGGTGGCGACGCAACATTGGGCACTCTGATGTATTGCGCCGCTCTGTGGCGCTCCAGAGGCTCAATAGAGGCAACGTATGCCACGTTTGACGGCATGGGTTCGGCACCACAGCAAAGCCTTACCCCGATCGTTAAGCAGCTGCTTGGCATCCCTCGTCCAGCGGTTGCCTGATGTCGTACACCGACCTGTTTAACGAAGCGATTGATGATGTCACCGCAACGCTGACCGCAGTCACTTCTTTGCGCGTTGTCAACGACCCAACGAAACTTGCACCTAATTGCGTGTACTTGGACGCGCCAAACTTCACCACGTTTGCAGGCAACGGCAACATCGTGCGCCTCGAGTTCCCGATCAAAGTTATTGGCTCTGGGCCTGCAGGTCTGCCGGTGCTCCGCTCAATCTTGAGCATCGTGGCAACCGTGCTTGGCTCGTCAATCATTGTCATGGCTGGCCGTCCGTCAAGCCTTGAAATTGGTGGCGCGTTGTACCCGTGCTACGACCTTGATTGCGCTATAGAAGCCGAGACCGCATAATCCACAACTACCGAATACAAATCATCTACTATCAGATCAGAACTTAAGGAGAAATTATGTCATCCACTTACCTCTCAAACCCAACAGTCAAAGTTGGCACCGCCATCGGCACCATTGTTGACATCACCACAGAAGTTTCTGCATGCAGTTTGGTTGTCACCGCGGAAGCTCTGGAAGATACGAGTTTTGGCCAGACATCCCGCACCATGACTTCGGGCCTCTTTTCAAATACTTGTACGCTGACGGTTTACGCCAGTTATGCAGCAAGTAAGTCTTATGCAGTTTTGGCGCCACTTCTCGGCACAAAGTGCACGATCAAAGTGAACCCAACAAGCGCAGCAGACAGCGCAACAAACCCTGGCTTCATTTTGACCGACACCTACCTAGCCAGCATTCCAGTTGTTAACGCGTCGCTGGGCGAGTTGAGCACCTATGAAATTGAATTTCAAGGTGGCACATACAGCGTTGACGTCACCGCATAAATAACGGCTCCAAGCCGACATAGGAGAACAAATGAAAATCAAGTTGCAGTTAAAGCGCATGACCGACAGCGCGCCTGAGTATTACTACACAAACCTGTTTGTCATCACCGAATGGGAACGCCTAGAGCGTCGCAACATCCAGCAATTGTCAGCCTCACCGCTGTATTCCGATTATGCGTGTTGGATGCACACGATCTTAAAACTTAAAGGCGAACAGGTTGGCGACAACTGGCGTGAATGGATTAGCAAAAACCCTGACATCGACATTCTGCCGGTACTGGATGAGACAGACCCAAACCCTACGGACGCGGCACCTTCCGCCGCCAACTAGCAGAGGTTCTCGTCGGGGTCGGTTGGTGGCCTAACGACATTCCGTTTGACGCACGTGATCTAGTGACTGTCATTAAAGTGCTTAACGAGCAGAACAAACGGAGATGATGTGAATGAAGTATCGGCAAAAATTGAGGTCGTCGGGCTTAAAGAAGCCTTAAAGACTCTTAACAAGATTGACAAATCTTTGCGCCGTGAAATCACAAAAGATTACAAAAAGATTGTTCAGCCTGTTATTGACGACGCAAACGCGCTTGTTCCTACTGGCGTTCCGTTGTCTGGTATGGCGCGCAACTGGTCAACCCGATCAGGGTTCAAGATGTTGCCGTGGGTGCCTGGCATGAAACAGAAGATTGCTGCCAAGATCAACACTCGAAATATCA